TGGCGCCAGGGTGAACTGATGACCATCAGTGAAGCGCAGGCCGACTATTACCACATGTTCCAGACGCTCGTTGGGGACACCAGCGATGGCTACAAGGGCTGTCCGGGTGTCGGCAAGGTGAAGGCTGAGGCTCTTCTCTCGGACCACGACAGGTCCCATTGGGACATCGTCAAGGCCGCATACGAGAAGGCCAAGCTCACCGAGCAAGACGCACTCACCCAGGCACGCCTCGCGCGGATCCTGCGGTGGAGCGATTGGGACAACACGAAGAAGGAGCCGATACTCTGGACACCAACGTCGTAATCAAGCCGACACACTACACCAAGTGGGCCATCGAGCCCATCACGTTCATCATGCGCAACGAGATGGAGTTCTGGCGCGGCAACATCATCAAGTACACCGCCCGCGCCGGCGCCAAGCAGTACGATGGCATGGACCTCGTGGAGAGCGAGATCACCGACTTGGAGAAGGTGCGCCGTTACGCCGAGATGCGCATCAACGAGCTGAAAGGCTGCGATGCCTTGTGAAGTCCTGAAGGAAAAACAATGATCAAAGCAACTGAAGCGTCCGTCGAGGCCGAGCTGAAGACCAAAGGGCTCAACGCCCCGCGGCTCACGCCGACGTTCATCGACGCCACCATCCACTCCGAGTATTACCACGTGATCCCCGGCACCACGGTAACCGTCTGCGCCCTCACGCTGCAGAACGGCTACGTAGTGATCGGCAAGAGCGCTGCCGCCTCCGCTGATAACTTCGATGAAGGCATCGGCCGGCGCATAGCGCGTGACGACGCTCGCAACCAGATCTGGGCGTTGGAGGGGTACCTCTTGCGCGAGAAGCTAAGTGCCAGCAACTAGCAGCACCGACGCACACGGCACCACCTACACGATCCCCGCAGAGCCCGCAGTGAAAACCCCAGGAGCCCAATGGCGCCCTGGGTGTCCCTCTGTTGACATCTGGTGGTCGCGGAACGGTGCCAAGGCCGACGAGACCCTGATCATCCGTCAGGAATACGAGGACCGCGCGCACGCGGAAGTCATGGAGCTGACGTTCGGTCAAGTCTACGACCTGATCGACGGGCTCAACAGAGCAGTGGAGAGCAAATGAGCGACATCTGTCACGAGTGCGGTTGCGACACCGTCGACTACGACCGCCTGCTTCGTGCCGAAGATGCACCCGGCCAGTACTACCACATAGGCGGCTCCGGCGAAGGCGAGGCCGGGCCCTTCGCTTCCCTTGAGGAAGCCCAGGTTGACGCCGAGAAGTACCTGCACAACAGCCGCTGGGGCGTCAACGAAGTCCTCATCCTGAAGGTCGTTGCGGTCTCCAAGACCGAGACGGTCCACAAGACCACATGGGATCGCACATGACACCGCCAATCGAATGGAATGACAGCGCGCCGGGCTTCCCGGATCACCTGCCGACGACGCTGGAGAAGCGAGAGATCAGCCACGAAGAGGCTATCGAGCGCATCGCTGGCGTGTTGAAGGCCGCAGGGATCAAGGCGTCCATGTATGGGTGTTCTTGCTGCGGGGAGTTCTCTGTGACGTTCCCTGACGGCGCCACCTGTGATGCCGATCAAGTTGGCCTCATCGAAGTGGACGGCTACAGCCGATGACCACACTCGCCTACAGAGACGGCGAGCTGGCAACTGACAGCCGCATTACGGCCGGGGACATGATCGTCTCCGACAAGCGCACCAAGGTCCATCGCCTGCGCGACGGGTCTCTCGTGGCGTGGGCCGGGGCCGTACAGGATGCCGAGCTGCTTCTGCGGGCGATGCGTAAGACATCCAACGCCCCGCACCCGAAGCTGCAGGACATCTCAGCGCTGCACCTGAGGGTCGATGGGAGCCTCTGGGAGTATGAGGGTGAAGCCTGGGTCAAGCAAGACACCGGCTACTACGCGACGGGCTCAGGGTCTCCCTATGCCTTCGCTGCCATGGACGCAGGCGCCACCGCAAAGGACGCCGTCCGTATCGCAATCAAGCGTGACGCCAACTCAGGTGGGCGCGTGCAATCACTGAGGCTCAAATGAAGCGACTACTGCTAGGCCCAGCGCTGATCGCGCCCCTGGCACTCTTCGGCTGCAGCAACTGGGGCACCAAGGTCCCCGAGCTGCCCAAGGTGCCCGAGGTTGTCCGTCAGATCCCGCTGGACGACTTCGACCACTTCCCGCCCATCGTCACCGCTCCGGCCCCGCAGGCTCCTGTGGTGAAACACAAGCCTCATCAGGTGAAGAAGCATGCTGACCATCCCGTGGCGTTACGACCAGCTCCAGCACGACGACCACGTGTGGTGCCGGATGCAGCACCGAGTTCTGATGTGCCTGATTTACCACCTCAGCAAGGCCCCATCTGCATCTTCCCGTTCTCAATGATCCCCAACTGCACACCGCAGGTGGCCGGGCAATGAGTGGTAATCAGTGCTCCGCTGGGAGTGAAAGTGTGCCGGAGGTCTGGCTTGACTGTCCCGAGTGCGGCGGCGAAGGCGGAATCGAGGTCTGGGAAGGTGTGAGCAGTTGGTCTATCGACCCGCCGTGCGCCCAAGTCATGACTTGCAAGGCCTGCAATGGTGCCGGCGGCATGATTTGCGAAGCGGAGGGTGACCGATGATCGAGAAACCAGCATCGGATGCGCCCGCCACGATACCCGGATGCACAAAGCGAACGGCTTTGGAGCCCTACGGGCATTTTATCGAGCCCGTTAGGGCTACTCGCCGATGGGAAGAAGCCGTCGCCGAATATTTGAGAGATGAAAGGGGCGCGAAGTGACCTATCGCGTCGCGCCATGCACAATTAAGGCTGCCACGAAGCAGGTGGCCGCGTGGCATCGCCATCTAAAGAAACTTCAAGGCGGGTTGTTCGCGGCGCAAATAATCGGCCCCGATGGGGAATGCTGCGCGGTTGCAGTGTTCGGCAACCCCTCGCGAGTTTGGCAGAATACGGGGCGCGGCGTCATTACGCGCGTAGCAGCCAAAGAGGGACTTCCTGGCGTCGGCAACCATGCCGCCCCGGCATGCACGATGCTCTACGGTTCACTCTGCCGAGCTGCAAAAGCTCTCGGATACCTTGAGGCTTGGACCTACACCTTGCCCCACGAAAGCGGCAAGACGCTCGTCGGCGCTGGCTTCATCGATATGGGTCTCACCGACGGCGGCGAATGGGACCGCCCTTCCCGCGCCCGCAAACCTGCCGAACGCCCCGAACCAAAGCGCCGCTGGCTGAGGAGGCTTGCAGCATGACCAAGGACCACACTTTCAATGATGCCCAAGCTGTCGCAGTGACGCCGGCCGCTCCGGTCGGTATGGATTGGACGCTGAGCGACGAGGCCAAGCAGCAAATAGACGAGATCAACCGCAATATCCGCGAAGCGCCTGCTAACGTCGTCCGGCTATCGGCCGGGGCTCTGGATTACCTCGACACGCTTTCAGGCGCCCGCAAAGAGGCGATGGAAAGCCACGCCTCGATGCTTCCCCAATGTTCTGCCGGAAGCGCGGAGTTGGCCTTAGACGAACTCGATTTGCTCATCCAAGAATACGACCCGGAGCAATCAGATTGGCGGTTCCGAAAATCCGTCTTGATGCAGCTAATCGCGCGCATCCGTCCGGCGACCTTGCGCAATGAACCGCAGACAGTTTGGATGCCAATAGAGACGGCCCCGAAAGGCCCGGCGATCAGCGTCGCCCGTAAGGGCGGTCAGCGGGATGATGGCTCGACCTATTGGTATCAGGCCGTTGGCCATTACGATCCGAACTTGGGCCATTTCCACAAGAGCTACGGAGAACTCTACGGCGAGCCTGAGGTTTGGGCTCGATACCCGGAGAACCCTGAGCACTGTCCCCCAGTGACGCGCCCACAACGAGTACCCCAATGAACGCCTTCGCAATCGAGACCATCATGCTGCTGCCGTACGTCTACTGGCTCAAGCTGATGCAAGCCCACCAAGAATACTTTGAGGATCTGATCTATGCATAGCCCCGACGCTACCTGGGAGACCACGCTGGTCATTCCCGAGACCGCCAAGCCCATTGATGTCCAGACGCTCGACGCGCTCCTGCGGATCGAGGAGCTGCTGCAGAAGCTCGTGCGCGCCAAGGCCCTTGAGGACCTCGCGGAGCTGGATGGCGAGACGCTGTCCATGTCCCAGTTCGCCTCCAAGGAAGACCTTGAGGAGTACAAGGCCGCCACGGCGCCCAAGGCCAAGGGCAAGCGCAGCAATGGAAAGTGAGCTGATCCTCGCGCTCTCCGATAGGATCGCCGAGACCATCAAGGACTTCACCGAGGTCAACCCGGTGGATGCCGTAGGGGCCCTTACGGCCCTGGAGTACACCTACGCCTGCATCGAGCGGGTTATGGACGGCACTCCGGCACATAAGCTGCACTGATGAAACAGCTGATCCTGATCTACCTGTTCATCTTCGGTTTGGTGGCGTTCGGCGTGGTCTTTGAGATCATGAAGTTCCTCGCCCTGCTGAAGTTCGTGTTCGGATAGACGAAAAATAAGCCCGACCTTCTGGTCCCTTAATTGGGATCCGAAAGTCGGGCTTTTTGGTTTAGGCAGCGCCAGCTGACGCCGGCTAGGCTTTAGGCGTTCGCGCGGGGATCACCCGGCAGGAACGTAGTGCCCGACTGAGCAACCGGCGCAGCCACAGGGCCGAGAGCCGGCAGCGACAGCTGCGCTATCAGGGGCCAAGGATCAGCAGCGGGCGCCACAGGGACGTCCACGGGAGACACCGGGGCAACGAGAGCCGCGGCGACCGCAGCGATACCAGCGGCCTCCGCAGGGGTCGTGGTGGCCGAGATCAGCTGAGCTGCCATGGCGTCAATGTCGACCTGGGCCTGCGCGAGGTCGGCGAGAGCCGCATCACGGGCCGCGGTGGCCGCAGAGACCTGCGCGGAGACGTCGGAGTGCGAGGCCGCCAGCGAGGCGACCTTGGCGACCGCGTCGGTCAGTTTGGTGAAGTCGAGGGCCAATAAGGTGTTCCTTGTTTAGTTTCTTGAAGGGGGCGGCCGGCACAATCCCTATTGCTTATGCGCTGCAACTTGGGATACACACCGGCCTTCACATTTGGTAGTTTTTGCAATGCGATTTTTGAAATGGCTCGTGGCCTCATACAGCGCCACCGTATCCGAATGGCACGAATACACGGTACCCCCATTCCGAACCATCCGCCTGAAGGATGGCTCTGTGGCCAAGCTGGGAGACTTCCTGATGCGTCGCAAACTTGCTGACGGGCTCTGGGAGCACCGTCGCATGACGGCTGAGGAGCGGGCCGAGGAGCAGATTAAGGACGCGTGGTAACTAGCGCGCCAAGATCGTTGCGAGCCCCGACGCGATATCGTCGTAGCCGACCGCACTCGGATGCAGGTTGTCGAAGTACCACCCGAGCGGGTTCTTGGCTTCCCATGAGCCCCAGCGATCCGTCAGGGAAAGCATTACGCAGTTTTTTGATACCGCGAGCGACTTCATGATGTTGCGGTATGTCAACTGCGTCGCGACGGGGACTGTCGATGCTTGCGAGGGTGGACCATCCATCAGAAGCACGTCGCCCGATATTTTCCCGTCATCGATCAGGGTCGAGAGCTGCGTGGTGTAAGTCGTCGTATTGGTCAGGGTGTTGGCGTCGTTGATCGTCAAACTGATGATGGACAGTTTCGGCGCGAGCGTCTTGAACATCTGGCGCGGGTTATAGGAGCTTGCACCGCCGCCCACGAACGTGTTCGTCGTCGATCCGCCGTACCCACCATTGTAGACCTTGATCTGCTTAGTGGCAGCGGTCCGGCCGATGGCTGCGAGCACAATAGGCGTGCCGCTGGTCCGCGTGATGTCGAGCCGGTGCGTGCCGGCCGGGACTGTCAGCGTGAAAAACTGCACGAGGGTTGAGGCATTCGTGGTGTCTATGTTGGCAATCTCAGCGCCGCCATCAACAGTGAACGATAGAATACCGCCAGCATTGTATGCGACGTAATAGATGTCCCATGTATCGACGCTGGAATACGGCGTGTAACTGATCGCGCTGGTGCCGGAGCTATAGAGATACGACCGTCCAGAATAGACAACCTGACTGGTAAGGATATTCCAACCTGCACCAACGGTCAGATTGGGGTCCAGCGCGTTCGGTGTAGACGAGCCGTGCGTGGAGTAAAAGCCCTCGTTGCGCGCGCTGAAGCCAAGAGCAGCAAGCTTCTGAGCGAGTTTGTTCGGCGCAGAATTTACCTTCTGGACGCCAGTGCCGGCCGTCGTGCTGTCGCCATAGCCGTAAGACAACAAAGCATCCGCCGACCCCGCCAAGGCAGCATCACGGGCCGCACGCCAATTCGCAAGGTAGGCTGGGTTGTAGTTGAAGATGCCGTCGCTGCCAGCGCCTAAGTAAATCCGGCGCCTGCTCTTACCAATCGAGGGGACGCCCGGAACGAAGATGTTCGTCGGCGCCATTAGAAGTTCTCGACGGCGCAGACCACCTGAGTGCCTGAGGCAACGATGCCGTACACAGCGTCCGTGGTTTCGAGGGCCACAGATGCCCCAACGACACCAGGGAGCAGCAGGCCGTTCGCCGTGGTGACGCCCGAGTTGCCAAGGTAGACCGCGGTGGTGCCGGTGTTCTCAACGACCACAGTGTCGCGGCCGGAGCGCTGGGCGACGATAAGCGTCGCAGTGGTGGCCACAGTCGCCTGCGAGGTGGCGAAGTTGGCGTTCAAATTCTTCACGATTGACCCTTGTTCTTAATCTTGTAGTAGATTTGCACGATCAACCACACGCCACCGAGGAGCCCTACGGCCAGCTGGATGTACGGGTTGACCGTGTTGAGCCACAGGGGCGAAGTCAGAGCTGCGCCTGCGCCTGCGGTAGTGACGGTTTCCATTACGCTCTCTTGATCCATGCGGAGGCTATTCCTGCGACAACGGTCGACGTGCCTGTCAGCGTAAAGACAGAGCCGACAACGAGGCGCGCGTATTCAAGCTCGACATCAGGGACCTTGAGGACGGTCCAGCCGAGCACGGGGAAGGTGCTGACAAAGAAGATGGCTGCGTGATAGAGCAGGACAGGGAAGACCCCGAGGCCCCAGGCGACCCAGAAGACCGGGTGGCTGAGCATCGACATCGTCACGTCCCTGACGGCTGCGAAGTGCGCAGTCTCAGATTGGACGATGGCCGTGGACACGGTCGCCGAGTTGTTGTTCTCGACGACCTGGGTGTCCTGCTTCTTGTTGAGCCACCCAAAGAGCCCCGTGATCACCTGGGGCAACAGGGCGCCCAGGTTGAGGAGGCTGAGGAAGCCCTTAATCATCCTTCGGATCCTCCATGTGGAGCACGGGCTTCATCACGAGCAGCAAGAAGGGCAGTGCGGCGATGATCAGCTCGACGTAGTTCTCAGGGAGGAATTGCGAGAGGATGGGTCGCAGGTCGACACCCTGCAGATAGTAGAGCAGGGAGGGTAGTAGGGACACAAAGGCCACGGCAGCGGCGTGCCAATGGATCTTCAGGCGCGACCAGATGTCGGAGAGTTCGTTAAGCATTCTTGAGTGCCGCGTTGTAGGCGTTGGCTCGGTGATTAGCTTGCACTGCGTGCCATATGAACCAAACGGTCCCGACGACGACGAGGCCTGCGATGACCCAGCCGGCGACAGTTGCGAAGTCCAGATGGTTGATCACAGGGGCCGCGGTGGCACCCGTGGAGGCGCCTGCGGTCGAGTGTGCGATGGCCTTGCCGGCGTTCTTGGTGGCTTCGTTCTTGAGGCCAGGGGCGACGGGTTTACCTGAGGCACCGAGGGCCATACGGACACCCGTGGCTTCCACGTCGGCGACGCGGCGGCTCCAGCCTTTACCGAAGGCCGAGAAGGTGCGCAGCGAGTGCAGGAAGGAGGAGCGCTTGGCGCAGTAGGCCTTCACGTAGGCGACCGGCGAGAGCTTCTGGGCGTCGAGGGCCGAGCGGAAGCCGAGAGCGCGCTTGACGCCAGAGTTCACACCGAAGTCGAACTCGACGAAGTCTACGCCGGCAGGGCGCGCATCGCAGCCGAGCTTGGCCCAGTATTTCTGACGGTAGATGTCGATGGCGACGGCCTTAGGCATAGCCTTGACATCAGCCGGGGAAGCATCGTGCTTCCAGTAGAGGCGAGCATCGAAGATGGTGATGCCCCAGTTGGTGGCGCCACCGGGATCACGGGGATCATTGGTGTAGCCACCTTCGTAGGTCAGCGTCTTGCAGATGCTCGCCTCGCGGTTCGAGGCGGTCATTGGTAGTCCTTAGGGTGTGTTAGGAGCCCAGCCACTCGGCTTCGAACCAAGTGCGGATCGGGGCGGTGCCTCCGAGCACCTGAAGCGTTCCGGTGCCAATGACGTTGGCCCAGAGTTCGACGTAATCGGTGGTGCCGTTGAAGGCCACGATCTGGTCGATGATGGTCGAGCCGGCTGCTCCGCTGACGAGCCCAATGGTCCGCGAGTAAACCGCACCGTTCTTTCGGATGTCGATGTCGACCTCGGAAATGGACGTACCCGAGGCTTGCACCTGTCCGTGGATGCGGTACTTGCCGGCCAAGGTGGGCTGGAAGCGGAAGTTGGTTGTGCTGTCGTACCAGGCCTGGGGGTCAGACAGTTCACTATCGACAGGCACCTTGGCGAAGGTGCCGCTGGTGGCGCTCTGGTTGGCAGAGAGGCTCGCAGAGAAGAACAGAGCGTCGATGCCGATGTTGGAGCGGGCCTGCACCTTCTGCGCCCCCGTGAGAGATTGGGATACATCGGTGCGCACGGGGACACCCGTGTTGGCCACCACGAACGCCGTGGTCGCAATCTTGGTGCTATTGTCGCCCGCAGTAGCCGTAGGGGCCGTGGGGGTCCCTGTGAGGACTGGGGACGCCAGAGGAGCCTTGGTGGCGTCCTGCGCGTCCACGTAGGACACAGGGGCGACCGTAGCAATCTGGGCGTCCACGTAGGAGACTGCAGCCCGCGAAGTGTCGGTCGGATGGACGTGGTCTTCACGCGCGTACTTGGCCGACGCGCCCACAGCAGCAGTGCCATCCATGACGGGCGTGGCCGTTGCAGGCGCAGAGCCCACGGCGTTCGCCTGGACCCAAGCCGTGGTGGCGAGGCGGGTGCTGTTGTCGCCATTGGAGGGCGTGGGGGCCGCGGGGACCCCGGTGAACGTCGGGCTGTCGACGTTGGCCTTACCGCTCACTGCGGCTACGGCTGCGGCTGCAGCGGTTGAGGCAGCACTGGCAGATGCGGCGGCGGTTGCTGCTGCGTCGGCGGCCTGTTGCGCGCTGGCTGCGGCTGCGGCCGGGTCGGCGTAGAAGGCCGCTGGAGCCGCTGAGGCCACTGCGGACCCGGTATTCGTCGGGCCGTCAGTGAAGAAGGAAGAGTTTACCATTCGCAATCCGTATCCAGCTGGAGCGCGGGGGCCATGACGGCATCGGCCGCCAGCTCGTCAGCGTCGGCCATCTTCTGGAGGCTCGTGCCGATCTGGGTGTAGGTGGCCTCAGCCTCCGAACGGTTCTCGACGTCCTTGAGGTAGCTGTAGGCGGCGGCAAGCGCCCCGTAGAGCACGAGGTCCCACGCGACCTTGAGGGCCGTGTTGGTGTCCGTGTCGGCGTTCAGTGTGGTGAACTCAGCGTAGTAGTAGATGAGCACCTGGGAGCCCATGGCCGGCGTGGGCCCGAGGACCCACGAGCCCCCTTGGCGCGTATAGACACGCGGGGGCATGCCGGGCATCTGCGAGGCCGTGATGACCTGCGTGAGGGCCGTCTTGCGCAACTCGTATTCGAGGATGCCGTCGTTGTCCGTGTCGACGAGGATACCGATCAGCTCAAGCATATCCGAGGGGATCGCGAGCTTCGTGTAGTCGGACGGGATCGTGTAGAGGATCTGCTTCTCCATAAAGGGTACGCGTAATTCGCGCTGGATCCGCATGATCGACTGATTGATGAAGAGGCTCACCAACGTGTCCGACTTGTTGACGACGTTGTTGTTGAGCATCAGCTTGAACTGAGCCTTAAGCTCACCGAGGGTCACGTTGGTGTAGTCCTTTAGATGGGTTCGAAGTTGTCCGCGAAGTACGCAGCAGCGACGAGCCACTGGTCCGCGTGGTTCTTCGGGTTGCGCGCGATCATGTCGCCAGCCTTAGGGGAGCCGGCCTTGCGGTCTTCCGCAGAGATGCTGACAGCAGACAGATCATCGCCATCGATAACGGGGCGAAGCTCCGCAATCTGCTTGCGGCGGTATTGCTGGAACATTTAGATCTTCTTGTTGGTCAGGATGAAGTCGTCCAGGGCGTAGCGCTGGAGCATCTTCAGCGTCTCGCGCACGGGCGCGGTCATGACGTCGAAGCCGTAGAGGCGATACAGCTCGTCGACCACCTCAACGGGGATCGATGCGACGTGATAGAAGTCGCCGGCCTTTTGGTTCGCACTGTCGATCTTCTGTTTGCGGACTTCGGACAACCAAGCGTCGTCAATTTCCTGCTCGCGTTTGATGATAAGTTCGCCAGTGGCGCGGTCCTCGTCGAAGCTGACGAGCGTGTCGAGAACACGGGGTTCTTCGTGAAATGTTTCGGCGCTCATTGCTTAAATCTATTCAGGTATGAAATTGCGTTTGAAAGGGTCGACGTGTTGTCTTCAGACTGACCAATCATAACGTTGCACGGGTGGCACAGGATGCCCCGCACGATGCCCGTTGCGTGGCAGTGGTCAGTATCCCAGCCACCCTTTGATTTAGGGGTGTCCGATAGACAGATCGCGCAGCGTCCGCCCTGAGAGGCGAACATCGCATCCCACTGGTCTTGGTCTAATCCGTAGCGCGCTTTTAGTTTGTAGCCGCGGCGCTTCTCTTTGTTCTTGGAAGCGTAATCCCGAGCATAGGCTCTGTATTTATCTCGGTTATTGGCAACCCACTCGCGCTGATACTGTCTGCGCTTTTCCTTACGCTCGTCTTCAATGGAGCGTTCGGCACATTCGATAGTAGTCATCAAATTCCATGTAAAAAAAAGGAGGCCCGGCGCACCGAGCCTCCCTGAGTAGTAAGTGCGTCGAGCTTAGAAGCCCGAGACAGCCTCGATGATGGCCGCGCTCGCGAAGAAATTCTTATGTTTAAGCGAAAATTCACCCAAGAGCATGGCCTTCGAACTGTCGCCAGTCTTGGCGAGGTTCTTGCGCTCCCACGGACGCAGCGTCACGTTAGTCCACATCTCCGGGTCATACACGAGAGTGTTCTTGGCCTTGAGCCAGCGGTTGATTTCCACTTTCTGCTCACCGAACGGGCTGACGTAGAGGTTGACGGTGTTGACGATGGTCTTGCTGTCCGAACCAGTGATGGTGCGGTAGCGACCGGCCGCCGCAGCGAAGCCCGCGAGGACCACGGAGTTCGACGGAGTGACCATGATGCGGGTCGGCTCGGCGCCAGCGACGAACGCGGACTGCAGAGCGGTGACGAGCAGGGCCTCGCTGAGCGGCGTCGAGGTGCCACCCGAGTAGGTCACGGTCGAACTGTCCAGCTGCTGCTGGAACGACGCCAGGGTCGAGGCGACCGAGCTGGAGCCCGCGGCCTTGGTCTGCGCGTTGCCGATCAGGGCGATTTCGCGGTCACGCTTGATCGCGGCCGAGGACTTGGCCATCTGGTAGGCCATCTCGCGCTTGCGGCCGTAGGTCGACACGATGTCGGCGCGGTCGGAGACCTGCACGGCTTCGGTGAAGATCTGCGTGTAGTTGTTGCGCATCGTGGTCGGGGTGACCGTGATGAACGACGCGTCTGCGCCTTCAACCGCGGCGTTGGTCGCCGGGGCGCGCAGGCTGTCTTCCTGCCACTGGAACAGCGGCTGGGTGACCTTCTCGTTGCCGAT